AAACAGTTCCGGTACGATAATATCTGATAAAGTTGTTCCCATATTAAATTCCTCCTGTCATTCCTGCCTCTTGCATTAATACTTTTGCTTTAGCAGGGTCGTTTTTATAAATTTCTCCCTGTTTGGTAAGATTGAATGTTTCCTTTGCCCAAGGATTTACGTCTGAACTTCCGCTTCCGCCTTTTGGTGTATATGCTCCTCCTTTTTCGGCAAAAAGGTGTGAGTACGTCTTATCCTCCCTAAGCGGTTTAAGAATATCGTCCACACCGACAGGCTTGCCGTCTTTGTCGAATGTAAACTTGTCAATTCCGCCTTGCTTGTAAATAAGATAGTCGGCATCGGTTACACCGGCTTTTGAAAGCTGTTCCTTTAATGCGTATGTCTTTGCGGTGTTCAACGCATCTGTTTTAAGCGTTTCAATCTCGCTTTCATACTCTTTGATTTTGTTCTGCAATTCCGCGTTGTCGGCATTTGATTGTTTAAGGTCCTCAATGGTTTTATTCGCCGTTTTAAGCTCCGTAACTTTGTCATTGAAAACATTTTTCGGTACTGCATACTTCGGAAATTCAGAGTTTACAGTCGACATCACTCCGTCAATATCCAACTTGCCGTCCTCAATCTTCGCCTTTTCCAATATTGCCTTTAACCATTCCATTCTTATTTCTCCTCCATAATTTTTTATTCAGGTGCGTTCCTGTAAAAAAGCATTGTTCTTTATTCTCTGCAACACTTGAAAAAAGAGTATAAAAAAAGCACCGTTTCATAGGTGCTAAGGCGGTAAACCTCGTATATTCACTTGTTCCACTCTCCTTTTTCGTATCAAAAAAGCACGCCCTAAGACGTGCTTAATGTATATTTAATTTATATACCGGGAATTGTTTCTTTAATGCTTTTAGCTAAATTTGCCGCTTTTTTCATCAAAGAATTTTCGCTAAGATATTCAAGTCCTTTTAATGTTATTCGGACATCATCGAATTTGATTCCCTGTATTCCTATCATATCAACTATGATTACTCCGGTTATATATTCTTCTTTGGCAAGCATTCTGATAATATTCTCAAATCGATTTTCTGTTATCTTGAAATTTTCTGCCTTTAGCAAAGACCTATCAACTTCATCACAATCCATTGCACTTTCAAGGACTTTAAGTATTTTATAAATAACTTTAAAATTATCCATTGCCTATACTCCCTTTGTTGTAATAAAAACATACTCATTAGTGTTTTTTGCTTTAATCAAACATACTATATTCTTTTCGTAACTTCTCGTAATACTTTTTTACTTCTTCAGGTGCATCTTCTCGTAAGTGGCATTCTCCGTCGGGATACTCTTCCCATTTGTCCAACTCTTTACTCATCTTCAAATCATATTCTGTTATAAGCCTCATCATTTTACACACCTCTTTACCAATTCCAATAACCGCTTATCTTTTACAATTCCCTTTTTCTCTTGTAACAGCACTTCCGCAATTAATTCATTTAATTGTCTGTTGCCCTCTCTTTTCAATCCATCTTTTGCATTTCGACTAACAGTATTTGACACATAAGAATAATCAAGTCTTTGTTGTTCCTTTACGTATTTCCGCAACTCTGATTCTATGTTCATTTTATTACTTTCTCCACCGTTTGTCAACACAAAATCCCAATGTTTCTTATGGAACATTTCATGCCACAATACATCAAGCTTGTTCTCCGCGACAAAATACCCGTCTTTTAGCATTTCATTCAAAAAGCTTTCATCTGTCAATTTCTCATTGATATATAAGCGATTGTTTTTGTGACTGTATGCGGCTATACCTTTTATTGATTTTGCTATTACGATTTCTGAAACATCACCCAATAAATCGATACTATTCTTAGTATCTATTACAAACTTTATTGTATTCTGTGCGTTCTTCGAGTTTGTTTGCGTATAAATACCGTTATGATTTTTTACAGGATTGCATTTACATCTAACACCATCTTCATCAAATACTTTCGACAAAGACATAGTATCAGTATCTTCAACATTTTCAAGTGTTTCCTCTTCTTCCACAAAATATCCCGTTATTGTACCACGACAACGGGTATGAAACGGCGGTGCGGTTATGCCTTGCTGATATTCGGACAGTTTAAAATGCTTTCCGTGCATACTTGCACACTCATCGCAAATATCACTGTCCATATTCTCGTCAATCTCGTATTCGTCACACCCTGCGTCCATTATCGAACGCAATCTTGCGTCAACCATAATATGCGTATATTCCGTCTGATACAGTGCGGCGGAACGGCTTTTTGAAACATTCATTCTTGCAGAAATATTTTTAATCATTTTATCGGGACTGTCGCCCCTCGTTATGCCCTGTACAAGATTTGTATTAAGCTCTCTTAAAAGTTTCTGCTTATCGTTCCATATCCTGTCGGAGAAATTACTTCCGTCAAGCCACTTTTCATATATCGCATTCTTTACCGTGTCACGGTCGAACTTTGCAAAATTAACAGCATAATCAACCGAATCGGCTATATGTTTATGTGTTGTATAATATGTATCACTGTATGCCTTTTTAAGTGATGTTGAAAATTTATTCTCTTGTTTTTGCTTTAAGAGTTCAACTTCTCCGCGCATTTGATATTTGAGTGCCTCCAAACGGCTTACTCTTGAACGCATATACTCATTATCAAGCATTGTCGTCCACTTGCCGTCTGCGTTATCAAGTGCTTTTTCTCGAAATTCTTCAAGCGACAACTTAAAGCCTTTAAGTTCGTCACGGCTTAGCTGTTTTCGCGCCTCTGCCATACTGATACCGTTTTCACCCGCATACCTTGCGTAAAACGTTTCAATCTCTTTTTTTATGCCGTTTAAGGACCTTTCATACTCTTTTATAAGTTCGCGTTCTATATCATCGGCTTTCTGTGCGTGGATTTTTAAAAGCTCACTGTTCCTCTTCTTCCAATACTCGTTCATTATGTCCACCCATTATATCGTCACTGTCGTCCTTTTCTTCCGCAATTCTCTCCATTTCCTTATCTGCGTCCTCAACAAACGGATGACGTTCGATAATCGTGCGTTGAGATATAACACCAACGCTTTTTTGTGCTATATCCGCAAGTTCGGTGTCGTTTGAAACGCTTGTCCTTGTCCACGTCTGTGTGACATTCTCGCAAGCGATACCGCTGTAATCGCATATCGCTTTGATGAGTTCTTCAAACCCACTCCTAAACTCCATTTCTGCCATACCGGCTTTGAGTTCAAGCAGTGAATACAAATATTTCAATGCCGTACCCGATGAATTACCGAAGTTCTGTGGGTCCGGGTCAATACCTTTACCCTGTTCAAAAATACTCTTGCGTGTCATTTGGAGCATTTTCTCTCTTGCCTCAACCGGAATATCAATCGTCAAAGTCGAAAGTCCTCCGCTTGCTCCGTCCTCCGAATCAAGCTTAACAGTCTTGTACTTCTTGAGCTGTGTCAAAAACTCCGAAAGGCTCTCGCCCTCATATCCGCTGAGTACGAATATAATCTCCTGTATATCTTCAAGGTCGTTTATAAAACCGCTGTATGTCTTGTCATATGTATCAATAAGTCCTTTTATCGGTGTAAGGTCATCACGATGAAAGCCGTTATTGAAAAACGGAATAAACGGTACACGTCCGAAGTTATGACTGTACACGTTACATACAGTTCCGTTTGTTTCAACGTCGTACACGTTGAACATATTATACATTTCAAGCCGTTCAAGACCGTCGCCAATCTTCTTACGGAATACACTGCATTCCTTATCCGTCCAATATTCATAAACGTGATAAGTGTCACCGTTATCATCAAGCTCTTGATACGTTCTGAAACACGCCGTAAGTTCGTGTTCCAAAGTATCGCTCCATATCGGTATAACTTGCTTGCTGTCTATAACGTCGTACTTAAATCCGTCATTATCCCAGTAGTGAATCCAACCCACCCCCGCATTTGACGCATTTATCGCAAGTCTTGAACATATTTTCGTGTATCGACTGCCGAGTATATTGCTTATTTTCTCATTCGCCGATTTATTCCCGACATCAAATAACGGCGGTGACGTAAACATATATGCGGACTTTTGGTCTACAAGCAAGCCGTGAAAATTTGACGGTATTCTGTTATCGGCATTTCTCAAAGGTTTTTCGTCCTCACTATGCTTTATGTGCAAAATATCGTTGTCGTTTAAGTAATACCTTTCCGCCGTCTGCACTCTCGATATAAAATTCTCGTGTCCGGGTATATATTTTTTTATCAGCTTTTTCACTGTTTCCAAATCCATTTTTATCACCTACTTTAAAATTGACAGTCCGCCTTTTTTCCTGTTCATCATTTCCGCAATACCCGTTGTTGCGTCGGGTGCGTCGTCGTGTTTGTTCTTGCCCTCACGCTGATATGTCGTCATCGCCTTATAGTATTCGGGAAAACGTATGTGCCAGTCGCAAGGAAAATATATATGCTCCATTACCCAAGTGCTGTTGGATAATATTCGTGCCTCTTTGTTATTGCTTTGGTGAAACCATTTCACCGTTGTGAAATTACTGCCGTATTTTTCGGCAAGGATTTCACGCACACGTCTTGCGAACGAACGTCCGCCGTTATTGCTTTCAATCTTTGCAAGGTTGACGTTGTTCTCGTATAATCTACGTGCCGTTTCACCCTCTGTAACCTCCATAGGCTCGTCGGTATAATACACGTCTATGACGTATACTTCTTTGCCGTATATACCGTATATTATGTTGCAGAGATAGTCCGCACCTGTATCGGCGGTATCGCAATATGCGTGTATCTGCGTAATCGGCGGTAAGTTGTCGTATGTTTTTAGCGTTGTGTAGAGTTTTCCTTGCAAGTCAATCGGCTCTTGCTGATAGTTCGCACTTGCTATATCCGCACCCATTGCCTTAATCTTTAAGTCGTAACTGCTCCGTGAAAGTATTTCGTCACAAAGCATATTGCCGTCATCACAAACGGCTTTCATCGTGATTACTCTGTGCGATATGTTGTTCTCGCTGAAATACTCAATCGCACGTCCCGCAAGGTCGCCCGAAGCCCACCGTGTCATTATAATGATTATCTTGCCTTTTTCTTCAAGTCGTGAA